CCGGATCTGGTCGGTTGCTTTCTTATTGGCGTCGGCCAGAGCCTGAGATTTTTTGGCGAACTCCTCATCCGACATATTCCGGGACGGGTCGGACTTCTGGTTTGCCAAGTCGAGCGTTTGCTGAGCAAACCGGTCTTGCTGGCTGTTCAGTTGACCATCGAGTGCGTTTTGCCTGTCACCGCGGCCCACGCCCAGCACTGCACGTTGCCCGGCAAGTTCAAGCGCCTTCTGTTGCTGATCCAGCGCCTGCACGTACTGGCTGATTGAACGGGTCTGCTTATCGATGCGGCCTTTTTCGTTGTTGGCCAGCACCTCAAGCTGGCTGTCAGCGTCTTTCTGCGCCTTGACCATGCTGGCCCGGGCGTCCGCGATCTTCTCGTCCAGCTGAATGCGTTGCTGCGCGGTGGTAGAGGACTTGTCGCGAACAGATTCAAGGGCCGAGATCTCGGCCTCATATGCTGCGGTGAGGTCGCCCTTCTCCTGCTCAACAATCGCAACCCGCTGGCTGCTGTAGGACTCAGCGGAAACCAGACCGGCTTTCTGCGCCGAATCAAGCTCCTTTTCAAGGTTCTGGTAGTAGCCGGTGATCGACTTGAGGTTGTTTTGAGCGTCGTTAAACCCGGTTAGGTTCAGCTGGTTGGCCGGGCCTTTCGGGTCCTTGAACTTGTCGTTGATATTGGCAAGGTTTTTGTCGACCGTCGTCTGGTTGAGCCGAGAATCATTGGGATCGGTCTTCCGGATGTCGTCCAGCCACTTCTTGTATTCCTTTACCGCCTCTGTGCGCTTCTGCTCATTGGTCCAGGAGGACTTGGTGAGCGCATCGATCTTGGCCATCGCGCCGATCGAGTCCTGCTGCGCTTTCGCTTGCTCGGCATCATATTTGGCGATGTCAGCGTTGGCCGCCTTCGTGTCCTTGAGGAAGGTGAGCTTGTCGGTGTAGTACTCGATCATCTCCTGTTTGTTTTGAAACAGGCCGACTTCACCGTTTTGCGCTTGGTCGAGATCGCGCTGCGCGTTGGCGATATCCGTATCGATATCGGAGCGCCCGAGATTCCTCAACCCGTCTGCAGCTTTCACCACCGCCAGATAACCGCGCTCCCAGAAGCTCAGGTTCTCGAGGATCTTCGGGGTGCGTTCGTTAATCGCGTCAGCGTATTGCTCGGTTGCGAGCTTTACAGCCCCTGCATGGTCGCCCTGCTCTTCCAGAGCGGCGATCTGCGAGTAAACCGACGCGGTCAGGTAGTGATACTGCTCGTTCAGCGCCGCGGAAGCCTTAACGGGGTCATCGGCCAGCTTCACGAACTCGGCGATGGTCGCGTTGACAGCCGTTCCGGTCGCCTCCTGCATGCCGATGGCAGCCTGGGTGATTGCACCAAAGCTGTCGCCTGCGATCTTGCCATTGGAGGCCAAGGTGGCAAGCACTTCGGCGGCCGCGCCGGTTGTGCCAACGGTTACGCTAACCTGGCGCGCGAGTGCGCCAAGTTGACTGGCACTGACGCCTGCGGCGTTGCCGGTTGTGATCAGCGCTTTGTTGTAACTATCGGTTTCCTCGCTGCCCTTGTAATAGGCGATGCCGAGGGTGGCCACGACTGCGGCAACCGCAGCGATGGGCGCAAGAATCGCAACCAAACGCAAAGCAGAAGCGCCTGCGCTGGTCCCGATCTCCAGGAGATTGTGAGCAGCCACACGAAAGTTGCCTTCGGCCAGGGCGTTGCCCAACTGAAGAACGTTTTCGCGCGCGCCTTTGGTGTTCAGGCTGAATTTCTGAGTTTCGTCACCGAGGCCTTTGATTTTCTGGCGCGCGGTATCGATGTCGGCCGAATAGGTTTTGAATTCATCCTCACCGATGGTCCCGGCCTTGCGGTGCTTGTTCAGCTCTTCCTGCTGGTCGTCCAGCTTTTGCAGCGCGGCCAATGCCGGGCTGATCTTCCCCAGAAGCGCCTGCAAGCCATCGGCCTGAACGCCAACAGCTGCGGCTGCATCTTTCGCAGCCTTCGCGCCCTGCTGATTTGTTCCGACGAGAGCGTCAGACTCAGCCTGCAGGCGTTTTTGCAATGCTGCCAGGCTTGCAGTTGAATCGCGGCTGGCGTCCATGGCGCCGGCAGTGCTGGTAATACTGGTGGTGAGCTTCTGGTAATACTCGCTGTTCTGAAGCGAAGTCTTCGCGACCTCGATCAGACGCGCCTTGGCCTCGTCAGTTGCCTGCGCAGCTCTCGTCTCGGCCTCAGCCAGCTTGTCAGCGGCATCGGCAGTCTTTTTGAAGCCTGCAGTGACGTCATCAGCAGCTTTCTCGGCCTTGACCCCAGCCGCTGTGAGTTTGTCGAGGTCGGTCGCGGCCTGGGCGGCATCACCCGAATCAACCGCTATCCCCAGTTCTGCGATTGTGCCCGACATGAGTGCTCCGTTATTTCGATTCGCTCATGACGAGCAACGCCTCGGCCTCCATCACCCGAAGGTCCGGAAAGAGCTTGGCTGTCTGTTTTTTGGTGTAACCGAGGAAGGCGGTCACGTCGCTGATGACGGCATAGTCCAGGCCGACGGCGCCGCCAAAGCCGGTCCGCCACTGCGTGGACATAGCGTTGAACGTCACGAAGGCCGGCCACGCATCAGGGAAGACCTCGAACTCTTCATCTGGGATGTCTGCGCGGGACAAGCCGAAGGCCGCCAGATCGGAATCCGACGGCCCCGCTTCGTACATCAGGCGCGCGACCGTTCTCAGTTTCCCAGGCGGGCCACCGCGAAGGCGTTCTGGTAAGCAGTGACGATCGCGTCGCCGGCACCGGCAGAGGTTTCGACCAGGGCGCGAATGGCATCAGGCGTGAACTTGTCTTCAAAGCCCCAGCCCACAACGAGCTCGCTCACCTGCTCGACCTGCCGATCGATGTTCGCGTCGGTGATGTCGACCAGAGTGATTTCGTCGCCCTTCTCCTTGAACCGCTCCTGATCGTCTTTCGCCGCCTGCTGCCAGCCGGCGAACAGCGTGGCCAGCTCCTTGCGGTTACGGTACTTGAACTCAAACGGCACCTTCACCGTGGTACCGCCAACGCGTGGGATTTCCACGTCCGCCTTGAACGTGGCGGACTGAGCGATTTTGAATTTGGTCGCCATTGATTAAACCGCCTTGTAGCGAGTTGGACGCGAGGCGAGCGACAAAGTGATAACGCGGGCCATCACGTTGTTGCGCGTAAGGGTCGGAGTCGGTGTGATCGACACATAGGCGTTGTAGTAGATGGTCGCGCCGTTTGGCAGGGTAAGACGGAGCACCCGCGGCTCACGATCATCGTCGGCGGCTTCGACGGCCGGAACGTACGGCAGGCTATCGTCATCAGCGACAGTCAGCGACAAGGTGATCGGGCTCTTGGTGGTCGGCAGTTGGCGGTCATCCGACTCTTCCAAGAAGCCGAACGTAGCGAACTGCTGCTCACCACCGGAGCTGTTGTTGTCGGTAATCTGGTTGATCTGGGCCCAGCCGCTGGCAGCGCGCACAGACCCGACACCGGAACCAGCGGTGTACACGGAGGTTTTGGTGGTGTCGATCCCGTCCAGTTCGAAACTATCAGTGTCAGAGCCGATCACGCGGACGACCTTATCGTTCAGGCGGGTCCAGCCCGACTTCACGACCAGCACATCACCATCTTCCAAGCCGTGCGCAGCGGATGTAGCCTCAGGCGGCTTGGCATTGGTGATGGCGGTGAAAGCCTTTGGCGCGCTGTAGGTGGCAGCAATTTCAAAGATCGATCCGTTGGGAAGAATGGCGCTCATTGGGGTTTCCTCGTACAGAAATGAAAAACCCCGCACTTGGCGAGGTTCGGGGTTTGCCCAATGGGCGGGTTATGTGCGGTCGGCCCGGTACTGAAATGAGGCCGATACGGTAAGAGTGGTGTCATCGACGATGGCGGGGCCAGGCTCGACAGGCGTAAGCACCATCACTTCGAAGTCGGCCTGCTGCAGTCGCAAAAAGGCCGGGAAGAGTTCGTCCAGGTCGTCAACCAGCCCTTCCGCATCGCCTGTTCCGCTTCCAGCAGGTGAGACGATGCTCATCTGGAAGACGCCGGTATAGACCCGGTCAGTGCCTTCCAGTGTCTGGGTGTCGGTGCCAGCTGGCAGCACAAACACCCGCAGATAGGTTTCGTCGGCCCCTGGCTCGTATTCAACACCCTCGAACGCGATATTCAAGTTGCGAGCAGTCGCCCAAGTCGAAAGGCGCTGCTCATAAAGTCGGCGAATGATTCGGTGGCTCATACCTGGTTGTTCCTGATGGCCTCCAGCACGATCTGCTGGAAGCGCGCGACAGTGATTCGTACCATGCCCCCGGGCGCCTGATGGGAATGACCGAACTCCAACTCAATAGCGTACGGCAGCGAGTTGGTGATGTAGGCCTTGTCGCCTGCCTTGAACTCAATCGCGCCGTCGACGATGCGCGCGGTGGATTTGCGGCCGCTCGGGTCGACCTCCTCCGTCGTGGTGTTATCCGGCGAGCCGATGCTGAACATCCAGTTGCCACGAAACCGGCCGCCGACGTAATCCTTTCCGGAAACGAGACCGTTCACATTGAAGTTCTGGACCCGCTCGGCCTTGGTCAGCGGCTTGGCGTACTTCACGCCCTTGCGCAGATTGCCGGACTTGGTGAAATTGGTGTCGTCCAAGTTGATCAGCGTGTTGCGGACGGCAACCTTGAAGTCGTAGTCATCGGCTGCACGGGTGTTCTTTTGTCGATGCGCGACGTTGGCCGCCCAGATCTCCGGGTTGCCCACGGGCGACATGCGAATCACGCTGCTGCCGATCTCGATGACGATCTCGCGCAGGCTGGCATCGATGGCTTCCTTGGCCTGCTCGGCGAACTGGGCCAGGCTCAGCGCGAAGCTGCCGGACTGGCCAGAGCTCTTGGAACCCATGTCACTTCCTCAGTTGAACCGTCCAAGTTGCGCCCGCGGGATCCTGACCCACATTTAGCACTCGCTTACCGCCGATCACGTCGCCGATCTTCGGCTCTGCCGATGTGCTTGTTGGAAGGCCGGCAACAGAGACGAACAACTCGTTCTGAAGGATCAGCAGCTTTACGTCTGTGGTTTGGATTAGTGACCCGTCTATTTCCTTGGCAAGGTAGCTGCCGAAGACGCCGCGCCCGGCGTAGGTCACCATTCCCCCGGTCGTAGTGCCAGTAGACGGGTCGTAAACGGGGCTGGACTTGCGCGAGCCTTCTACAGGCTTCACTGCATCGCCAAGTCCGTCCGGATCATCAAATGCTTCGGCCAGTTCGGCCTGGAGCTCTTCGCGCATACCCATGACTACACCCGCTTGAGCAAGATGGTGCCCGGCCGCTTGATCCATGGAGCAAGCAGCGCGAGGGCGAAGTTTTCACCAGCAGAGAGGTCAGTTGAACCTTCCGCATAGGTCTTGCTGACTGAGGTGCCAGATTGGGCCGATACCGTTTTGCTCAGCACTTCTTTCTGGGTCGCTTTGTACAGGTTGCCCGCCGCCGCTTCCTTCGCAACCTGAGCGCCTGCAAACTTGATGGCGTCAGGGGTCGGATCGGCAACGGCTCTATTAATCTTGGCCGTTAGCCAGGCATTCGCCATCGCTACAGCAAGGACCGCATCACCGGTGCCAGCCCAGTCAGGACCCAACTGAGCATCGACATCGGCCACGGTGATGAAATCGGTCATGTACTTGTCCTTATTCCTTCGGCACCAAGGCCTGCAGGTCTTCTTTCTTGGCTGAGACGTCGAACGCGATGTTTTTCGCGGTCAGCCAGGCCTTGAGATCGTCGACCTTCATTTTCAGTGGGTCAGTTTCGGTGTCGCTGTCAGCCTTGAGCTTCTGAGCGGCAATGGCTGCCTCGATTTCCTCGGTGGTGCTGCGCGAGGCGTAGCCCTTCGGCGGATAGGCGCTCGCCTGGTAGCCCGCATCCACGTACTCGACCACGGTCGGGCCGTCGGTGCGCAGGCCGTTCTCATCTGCGCCGGTAACCTTGATGCCCGCGCGCCGGTAGGCCTCAATGATGTTGGGGTTGTCGCCCTGGACGAAGACATCGGTCGCCGCGCTGATCACCCCGAAGAACTCACTGAGCAGTCGATAGCACACGCCAGGCTCATTGCCCGGTTTGTCGGTGTAGATCACTTTCATGATTTGCTCCCATGCAGCAGAGGCGTCCGAAAACGCCCTGCCACAGTTGAATTACGGAGTGGTGGTACCGCTGATCACGGCAGCAAACGGAACCTGTTTGCGGTCGAAAACGCGCTCCCAGTTGCCGGCCGCAGCGTATTGAGCAGCAGTCGGGCTGAGGTTCAGGTTAGTGCTGCCCTTCCAGCTGAAACCGGCAGGCTGGAGGATGAATGTCTTCCGCTCCCACAGCACTTCTGCACCACCGCCGTTACCGCCGCTCGGCTTGCGCTCCAGCTCCACTGGCATGGTTGGGTTGCCCTCGCCGTAGCCGAATGCGCCCTGACCGAAGAACACCGACAGATAGCGGCCGGCGCCGTATACCAGGCTGTCGTCCATGAACACTGGCTTGCCCAGGTAGGTGGCCAGGATGATGCGGCCGTCAGAATCGCGCAGGTACTCAATGAGGTCCTGCTTCACCATCTGGTTCATGACCACGGAATGCACGCCAATCGCAGCGAACACGTCAGCGGCATCGCCGGAGGTGAAGGCAGCATCCTGGAATGCGCCAGCGCTGATGGTCGCACCCGCGTCGACGACCATGTCACCGGCATTGTTCGCGATGTTCGAGGCAATCACGCCACGCGCCGCGCCCAGCAGGTAACGCTGCCAGCGGCGAGTCCAGTAGGTGCCGAAACGGTTGCGGATGTGCTGCATCGGCTCGGAGTTGGCCAGCTCGGACGCCAAGTCAGCAACGCCGTAGCCTTTGTTGAGGTAGAGCGTACGGGCGCGCATGCTACCCTGCTCTGCCTTGCCGACTTCGCCCAGGTCATCCGGGTTGTCGTTGGAGATGTTGGGCTCTTCGTCAGCGTCCAGATCCTGCCAGTAGCTGATTTCTGAGGTGCCCTGGCCGTTCTGCGCGATGGCGTCCAGCTCAGGCGATTTGACGATGATCCCGGATTCGAAGACCGCAGTCTTTTCCGGGGAGTTGACCGGCGCGATAGTGCCGTAATAGTCGGCGACAAAGATGTCCGCCAGTTGGGTCGTTGGCATGGTTTAGGTTCCTTT